TTCTTGCAAAGGCGTAAATCCAGCAATGCGCTGCCCGCCATAAGCCTGATAAGGGGTCTCCGAAAACGCCTCAGCTTTACCCAACATTCGTTCCACATACGGCTTAGCGTATTCAGGAATTGTCGTTGTACTTTGTGAAGTACTAGTTGGCTGCTGCCCGCCACCACCGCCACCTTGAGGCTTAATCTTACGGTCGCCGGTGTGTTTAAAGGCTTCTTCTGGCAAGTCAGGTATGCCAGCGATTGCCATTGCACGGTTGTTGAATCTCATAATTTTTCCCTCATCACTTGATGGGTGTTGGTCATGCCCATTTTCTCGTACATCTGAACCAAGGTACCTTTAGCCCAGCATTGTGCGGTCGTTGCACCCATTAGGCGCATCCAGTTTTTTGCTTCGTCAAACACGTGGGGGCGTACTATGCCTTTACCACCCATTAAATTTACATGCGCTACGCGTTCACGCGGGTAGTCAATAATATCTACAGTCACAGCACCAGTAATACCTTCGTCCGGCTCATCCCAGATCAACAAGTACGTACGCCCTGTGCGCACCGCAAACTCAACCTGCTCTGCTGTTACTAACTCAGGGTCAAGGTCAATTGCTCTTTGCAACATAGGCGCAACGACAGGCCATACTTGGGGTAGCTGCGCTGGAGTAATCTGATATAGCGCCATCGTTACGCGGGCAGATGCTTGTCAGCTTTGGAATTAACAGCGACTTTCTTCTTTCCTATGCTCTTTTTGCGTGTGTTCTGAACGCGCTCCATCATGGCGTAGAGTTTTCTTGCACCTGCCTCTGTCGATCCATTTCCCAGTTCAGAGACAATTCGTGCAGGAATAACAAACTCACCATCAGCAAGACGAGCGGGCTGGCGACCACCAATAGAAGCAGGAATAGAATCAGAAACTCCATCGCCGGGTCCTTTCAAGAGACGCCCGCCATCAGAATAGTCACCGAGGTTGGCTTCACCACCACGCGCAAATTTCTGCTCACCAGAATAAGCACCTACTCCAGCACCAGCGCTTGGTGCAATTACGTTTGTAGCTTCAGGGCGTTGCATCGTTGGGTTTGAATACATAGGCGTGTTAATACCCGCCATCGGATAGCCTGTATTCATACCCACAGAGTTCATCGCCGCCATCTGCTCAACCGGACCGCCTACAGCATACGCCGACGCAATACCACCCTCTGCCATTTGAGTCGCTTTATATGGCTCACCTGCAATGTACTGATCGTTAAAGTAGTTACGCTCGCTGGAGTCCATTGTCGGGCTGACTGCATACGCCTCTGGGCGCTGGGTACGCTCAAACTCATATGGGCGGATCATTGCATTATTTTCGGGCTTTGGAACTTTTTTCTGCTCCATCAGTTTTGATATACCCATTGCACCAAGCCCCGCCATTGCGCTGGTGGCGTAGGGATGCGCTTCGGCGTAGTCTTGTAACCCCTGCATACTTGGGTTTTGGAAAAAGTTACCAAGATTCTGCGCGAAGCTTTGGTCGGGCATAATGCCAGACATAGCCGATGTATCCGCCGGAAGCGGCGAAGAACCCGCACTCTGTAACCCCGCAGTTTGCGTTTTGGCTGCGAGTGCGTCGGGTGTAAGGTTGGCCCCCTGCTGTATTACGTTAGGTGCAGCATTCGTGCCTCTAGCGGCCAGCATAGTCTCCGCGCTATACGGTTTAGCAAGCGGTGGGGCGTTTTTCATGAACTGCGGGGCTAGATTTTGTGCTACTGCGGGGTTATATCCAGCCACTTGAGGTGCAACCTTAGACGCAAGTCCACCAGCCATGTTCTGCGCTGCGGCTTGTTGGATAGCTAAGTTGGACGCTTGCTGTGCTGCGGCTTGTTGAACTCCACCACCAATTACTTTACCCTTTAACGCTTCCAGCCCTGCCGATTGAAGCATAGATGGACCCATAACCTGAGCCGTTGCAGCGGGGGCGAGAGAAGCAACAGCAGGAGTAAGTGCAGCACCGCCTAGCGCAGTACCCGCGCCACCCAAACCCGTACCGATTGCGCTAAGTCCCAACTTACCAAATAACCCCGCACCGCCAGCTAAAGACGCGCCAGCTGCTAGACCAGTTCCAAGAGAGCCAAGCCCAGCACCAACAGCGGCACCAGTCCCAAGAGCCGTACTCGCGGCGGCGGCAGGAAGCATAGCAGGCATGTTAAATCTCCTTCTTCATCAGTACTAGGCCCATGTTTTGCCCATACTCGTGTAATCCGAACATTGTAATAAGTTTACGCGCTTTTACGTCATTTTCAAAAGGTGTTGCATATACTTCATTGTACCCTTTAGCCTTTAACCCCGGCGCAACTACGTTAACAAAAATGTTATAAAACCGTTTAAATTTTGAGGGGGACCATGCCCCCGGCGTTATGTTTAAATGCAGCGCCACCATACCAAGCTCGACTAGATGGTCACAGAGAAAGCACACATCCTCATCTTCGTATAGGGTTTCGCGGCACTCATCGGTCATATCTTCATCTTCAGAACATTACTGGCCGAAGTGTCTATGTACACATCTCCAACGCGTAAATTAGCCAAGTCTGCCTGTGTAGGAAAGCTATATACAGTGCCTCCCAAATTGTCCGGACGGCTGAAATTCATCGCTGCAACCACACTGGTGGTGCCTACCCCCTCCGCTGACCCAGCAATAGCGCCGGGGTTATTTAGCTGATTAAAGTACTGGCGCAGGATATTGTTGAGCGTATCTTGGTACGCCCGGTCATATTGCACGGGGGCAAAAGGCAGTAATGGAGCTTTTATAGTCATTAGTTCCTACCGTCTGGTCGCACATCAATACGAGGCACACCAAGCTGCCACTGTGTGCCAATAGAATCGGATGATATTTTGAAAGCCATTTGCCTGCCGCGAACTCGGCTATACACAATTTCTGTGAACTGCTGCACGTTATAGGTAGTCTGCCCAGCGTAGCTCTGCGCTGAAGTTACATCCGGGGTTGCCGCTACGCCATAAGCAGAGCCGGGGTTTTGGCGGGGGCGAACTGTAAACTGAACAAACGGCTTATCACTTGTGGCACCCGTAGTATCCGACCCATCAAATGTAATATCTGGCAGGATACGCCACACAAACCCATAGTTGTGCCCGTCACCAATATCGAAGTCTGAGGACTGCACATAGCAACTAATAGCACTAGGGGGGTTAGTCTCTCCGTTGTCCACCGCCGCTTCGTGGAACACAATAATGTTGTTTTCAGTTGCCGCCTGCGGGAAAGCTCTTAGCGGTGAATCTAACCAAGCGGTGCGCCCCAGAGTGCCGTAGTACCATACCCGATCAAGGTAGTTAAAGATGACATAGCGGTCAATAACGTCACTGTTTGCCGAACAATAGAACCACCAGATTTCGGAATAGCCTTCGTTAGTTCCGGCGAAGAACTGCGAAAACTGACTGCGATTTATGTCATTAAATACATAAGTACGCACCGAACAAGGTAGCGTCTCCACCCGACCAGAATAAATATAAAACTTATCCACGCCCATCCAATACACAACGCCAGCAGCAGTTGCCATAGCGTTGGGTGAGACGATTGAGATATTGTCCGCAAGAAGGCTAAAGCCGTACACAAACGGTGGACCAAGATATTGCATAGCGTAAATAGCAGCGTCCGTCCACACCACAATCTCTTGACGAGTTTGTAAAGCGCCAACAATCGTAGACCCGTGAGACAACCTGTAACTACCTGCTTGGTTAGTTATGGCGGGCGTCCAGTTTGTATAGCTCTCTTGTGCAGACCAGCGAATAAGCAGTGGGTCTAAAGCTGTTGTGCCATAAGAACCGTAATCGTTACACCCAAAGCAGATAACAATCCGTGAGGTGTCAGACACCATAATCTCGTTAATCAAGGCCGGAACATCTGTGCCCGACACCAAAACGCCCCGTGTAGTAAGCGCAGGTGTTGCATCTGGTCCGGGTTGCCACAGATAAAGAGGACCGCCGCGTGGCGAAAACAACAACTCTTCACCAAAATTGGCTTGACTCCACAGACGCAGTTCTACTGGAACAGTTGAATTATTGTAGGCCTCACCCCAACCCGGAAACGCTGTAGCTTGTGATACTACTGCACCATTACTTTGAGACGCCGCTGTTGTACCATCTGCTCCGCGAGTGCAACCTGTAAAATCCGTTGCAGTCTTACCGCTGTATGTTATGTACTCGCCGTTAATCCATATGGCACCAGAAGCGGTAAACGCAGAAGTGCTTACTACAGTGATGGTTGTTACGGAGTTGTTTATCGCCCCATTTAATGTAGACGACGTACTACCGGGTATAAAGCCACCCCACGGAGATACGCCCCATCCAGTGCCAACTGTATTAATAGGGGGTCCAGCTGTAATCTGATACGCCGCATCGGTATTCGCCCCACCATTCCCAACATCGGAAGCATTTGCCGCAATCGAAGAAGTTATGGTGTATTGAGTGCCTGATAAAACTCCCTGAATTTGAAACTCAGAGTTTAGTACCGCCGCTGTTATGTTGCCGCCAAGGCTAACTGCGCCAGAAAAAGTAACAAAGTCTCCTATCTGTATGCCCGCAGTGCCTGTATCAGTTACTGTAATTGTCTTAGAGCCGTTAGTTGCAGCGAACGTAGTAGTGTTAGTTGTACTAAGTCGAATAGGAGTGATGTCGTAATACGCTCCGCCACTTTCTATGTAAAACTTTAAATTTGTACCGACGCCTAGAAGATTGGCCTGTCTTAAGGTTACCCAGTTCCACAGAGACCGGCATACACCTTGAAAAGTGTTGTACGACAATGCAGCCCAGCCGCCGATCTTCTCAGGGAAGCCGGAACGGAACCGCACCTTATCGCAGTCGTACCAACCCCCTTCGTTGGAAAGCGTTGTGCCTTCGCGGTTTACACCCGGACGAAATTGTAATTTCTGTAGCGGCACGGTCGTTCCTTTTAGGCAATCATCGTTTCAGCGTGAGTCTTAGCCTCGGCGACGCGGCGCAGCCAGCCTTTACCGAATGTTGCAAACGTAGGCAGACTGCGGTAAAACGCTTCCTTTTCTGCACTGAATTTTGCCACTAATTCGTTCTGATTGGCATCTTTTAATGCCTGCATGGTCTTAGGGCCGATAGCGCCGTCTGGGGTTGTCCCGATGGCTTTTTGCATGGTCTTAATCGCACGACCGGGACCAGCGTTGATGGCAAAGTCAAACATCAGGTAGTCCAGACCGTCCGGCAGATCGTCCGCCTTAACAGCGTCCCAATACTTCTTGCGGTACATCGGGGCGACTATCTCAGGGGTCAAAGCCCGCATTGCCTTTTCGTCAACAGAC